AGGACTAAGTTTGCAAGCGATGTTACGCCTAAAGTCTTTTGCATTCTTGCTCTTATTTTGTACGGAGCTTATGTAATGACCGTGACTATTCTGCCTCACGATCAAAATGATGAAACCATAATCTCACTCGTGCTGGGACAATTATCAGGAATATTAGGCACTTGCGCGGCGTTCTTCTATGGAGGCTCTCAGAAGTGAATAAGATGGATAAGCTAATCGAACAACTAAAGCGCCACGAAGGCGTAGAAACTCACGCTTACAAATGCTCAAGCGGTAAGCTGACTATTGGCGTTGGTAGAAATATTGATCCCGAGGGCGGCATAGGGCTGGCAATGGAAGAGATAGAATACCTGCTGTCCAATGACATCCTTCGATGTATAAAAGAGCTTAGCGCTGAGTATCCGTGGTTTGGTCAATTAGATGAAACTCGTCAGGAGGCAATCATTAATATCTTCCTGAATCTGGGTGCGACAAGGTTCCGGCTTTTTAAGCGAGCATTAGCCGCGATGGAAGAAGGCAATTACGATGAGGCTAGCACTGAGTTTCTTGATAGCCGATGGGCAAAACAGGTAGGCGGCAGAGCGTTAGAGCTTACCGATATCATAAGGTCAGGCGAGTATGTATGATCCTTACATCTACGTTTGTCAGATTGTTCGAGTCGTTGATGGAGACACTATTGATGTTAATGTTGATCTCGGTTGGTCTGTTAGTGTGCGTAAGCAGCGCATTCGTCTGTACGGCGTTGACGCTCCCGAGTCTCGCACTAGAGATTTGGAAGAAAAACAATACGGCAAAGCCTCTAAGAAGTTTGTCAAAGACTTTTTGAACAGTGATCACATACTTCTCAAGACTAGAGAGAAGGGTAAGTACGGCAGATATTTAGGTGATTTCTGCGTAGATGATAAATGGCTCTGCGATGAGATGATACAAGCTCACCACGCTGTCCCATATTACGGGCAGAATAAGGCTGATATAGCAGCAGCGCACATTCGCAACAGAGAATTAGTGCAGCTCTGATCCGTATCGGTCACTCTCTTCCATATACTTGAAGAATTCTTTGCTGCGAACCTCATCACCAAAAACAAAATCTTCAAGATGTCCAAGGTTCCAAGCAAGCGTAGCGATGTAGTTAAGGTCACGGCTGTTAAATTTTTCAGCAGCTTTCTTCAGCCATTCTTCGCAGTCTTCTGGATTTTTTAAAATAAAACTTATGCCTTCCATTTTGAGATCTCTTCGATATCTTTTAAATAACGGTATCCTAACAGCCTAGCGTCTGATTTTATTGGCCTAGTCTTAACTATTTCTCCGGCGGCGTAATCGTTTCCTTTTTTTGTGGTCCAAAACCATTCTTTGCTGCAGTAGCCCATAACAGCAATTTCATCTTTGTCTATGTCAACGCAACAAAAAATATAAACATCACACTTTTGATGGTCCCGGAGATACGTTGTAACTAATCCGTTACCTGCTTCTCGCTTTCCGTGCTTAGGCGCTCGACTACTTTTAACGTCAAATCTAAGACCCTTCACAATTAGATCGTAATCTTTGGAATCGGCAAAATCAAAAGAGATGCCGAGTCCATCTAATACCTGACAGGTAGCTAGCTCGCCAAGAGTGCCTGTTATCTTGCTGTTACTATTTACGCTTTGATGATTTAGCGTTTCAGGCTCGCCGTAGGCAATGTCGAGCCAGTTAGGATCAATTTTCAGTATTATCATTCACAGGCCAAGGAACGTGGATGCCGAACTTCTCGCCTAGATATTTATTCAACACTTCATAGGTTTTTAGATAATCAATCTTATTCACTTTCGCGCTTGATTCTTCACCCGTCTGAGCCTTCTGCACGGGTTTCCAAAGGTAGCTTTTAACAGCCTCACGGTTCCACTCAATCTCTGGGTGATGCTCCAGCAGAACTCGCACATCCAAATGGCGTTCGTTCAGCTCAGCGGCTATCTGCTCGCACCATAAATGAAGTGCAGAGTTTTGCCTGATGCTCCGCTGTTTCCCTGTCTTGCAGGTTATGACCAGATATCGGTCCTTTTGCCAAGCCTCTTCGAGATGCTTCTTAACATTTTCTAGCTTATGCTCAGTGTTTACGATCCACAACTCACCCGTCATTTGAGTCTCCTAGTATTCAATGATGTCTATAAAACCAACCGCACCAGCCTCTCTGACAGCCTTGATGCGCTTGTACTCTTCACGGTAGTGCCGTGCCACATCCTTCTTGTTCTTGTTGATGGTCTTAGCTAGGCCGATGTCGTTGCGTTTCTCACGCAGTATCTCAAGCATCGCCTCTCCTACCTTGTTGACCATCCATTTGTGAAAGTCATCCGGGTTGCCGCCGAGCTTCTGGTGGCATCCGAAGCAATGAGCAAAAACATTGTCAGGGCAATATCTTATAGCCTTGTGCCGCCGAGAGAAGTAGTGCGAGGCGTGGAGCGCAGAGCTGTTCTCCTCGTACTTCTTCCCGCAGCATTCGCAAGTCCAATCAGCAGCCTCTCGGATGCATTTGGAAAACCATCTATCTTCTGGCTTGATGGTTATTTTAGGCATCAGACTTCCTCACCTTCACAATGTGAAAGCCGCCATTGGTAACCTGCTGAACGTCAAAGGTAATGTCCTTGCCTCGCAGCCAGCCTTTAATTGACCAGTACGCTTTCCGCATTTCATCGTAATCCTCAAACTCGATGGCCTGCGAGTAGCCCATCTCAACAAACGCTTTTACTGCTTCGTTTTTGATCTGTCGCTCAGCTTTTTCGAAATCTACAACTTTCATCAGAACGGTACGTCCTCATCTAATTTAATGGTTGTGTCTGGACCGCTGGCAGGATTAGGCGTTTCGCTCGCAATCTTTTCCCATTTCAAGCTAATAAATTTAGCACCAGTTTTACTATTCGTATTTACCCAGCCTTTCAGCTCATAACCATATTGTGTCTTTTTTATCTGGCCGGAATTGACAGCCTCAAACAGAGCCTTCATGTCATCCTCCGCTATGCTGGCGTAATACTGATCATCTTCAAATTTAGACTTATTAATGCCCATCAACTGGACCCATTGTTTTGGCTTGTAATTATCCATCTATCAGTCTCCTTGTTTGTTTATCTGCTAATTGTGCGGCCTCGATAATTATCTTGGACGCTTTGTCGATCCATTCATCATCACGTTCTACTTTGAGCTTAAAATCAGGATGATCTGGGTTGTAAGAGTAAAACCAGTAATAATCCAAGCCAAGCACCCACATAGTGCCTTGTACCTGCTGGAAATACTCGCTAGGAAGGCCGCCATCAAGCCTGTAACCTGTATGAGTATGACGCTCTGGGCATTTGATTTCGATGCCTGTATCGGCCCACAGGCCGTCTGGTGAGCATCCAACGTCATGATCGTCCAAAGCAATCATGCCAACCTGCTTAATGTCTATGTTGTGCAGCAGCTCAAATTTGCTTCGAGCTTCATCTTCTCGCTCAGTGCCTGTCTCCATTGATTTAGATTTGTAAGTTTCAATGGGTATAGGAACTTCGCGCTCAGCGACAACTTTATTCAGGTAAGTTTTAGCTGAACGGCTTTTAGTGCCTGTCGTTGTAACTAAAAGTTTGAAATTAGACGCAGTGATGAATCCGCACCTGCTTTGTTTCCATTCAGATGATCCTTGCTCGTGGTAGAAATATCTCATAGGAATGAGTCCTGCTGAGATACTTGCTCGCGCTCCTTGAGAATCTTCCTAAGCTGCGCTATCTGCTTGTCGCTCAGATTCCAGTTGTCAGCTTTCACAGACCGCAGGCACGTTTCAAGATTCATGCCAGCCTTCTCGCAGTCAGCCTTGATGCTGTCTATCTTTCCGGTCTCAGCAGGCTCTTCTTCGTGTTGCGCGTCATTATCGTTCTCAGGATCGCCCAGAGCGAACAGGCCCATTAAGCAGTAGCGCTTGGCGTAGGTGTAGCCAGTGCCACAGCCTTGCTCAGTCTTCTTGACCTTATCGACTAACGTAAGCTGGGAGTGTGATTGACCGCTCTTGAGATGAATCAGTGTGATGGTACAGCCTACCTGCTCCTCAGCGTTGACGTCGGTGAAGTAGTACACAATATCATCACCGAAGCAGTCTCTGGCGGCATCGTTAAGAACCGCTACAGACCAGTATTTCTGCTTAGTGTGCTTGTTGGTTTGGTCTTTTTCTGGTGTAAGAAACTTGCCTCTGCATTTCGCAAAGGACTTCCAAAACTCAATATTTTCCATAAGTTATCCCGTCAAGGTGTGTAAAAGGAAAGGCGAGTGTAAGCGAGTGTGGCAGGCGTGTCAACAGGTGAATAGTAGTGCGATCAGCCGGACCACGAGATTAACGGGATTTAGAGGACTTTAATCCGCTTGCTGACGGGTGCAAGGTGCTGTTTCTTAGCACGAAGACCGCACAACACAATAGTACCACAAAGTCACGGACAAAAATGCCTAAATATTTTTATGTTTTGTCCGTAGACATAATATGAGCCTTTCAGTATTCTGTAAGGCGGTGTGGTAAATCCTGACCGAAACTCAAGGATTATGCTCACGGCGAGCTTGGTAGGCCGGAACACTAGAGATCAACGGGTTTTGATGCGACCGCGCCTGACCAGCGAAGCGAAGGCGGCAAACAAGCTCAGCGGACATGAATGGCGCTAGACGCGGCGACCACGGATAGGTGAAGGCGTTCTTGCAATCTTGATCTCTCGTACCACGCTCTGATATTACTACTGGTGTCCCAAAGCATCTAAATGACATTTTCGCCTAAAAAAGTGTAAAAAATGTGTTGACATTGTGTGAGATATAGGTATAATAATAATCATTGAGAGGCACAACGCATCTCACGTTACGGAGTAAAACGAGTGAAATACCAACCAATAACTGCTGCTGATTCGGGAAGGATTTGCAAATCTTTTGAAGATGACTGTGTGATTCGGTCTATATCTGTAGCCGCTAACTTGCCTTACAAGAAAGTCTTCCAAGACTTGATGCAGCTTGGGCTAGAGCTTGGCGCATATCCAAATCATGACAAGGTATGGCAGAAATATCTTGAAGATGTTCTGGGATGGGCCAAAAACAAAACGCCGAGAAACGCGCAAGGCAAAATGATAAAGCTCGAAAACTGGGAAGGCCCACAGACTGCTGTAGTCCGCAACTCTGGTCATCTAACGGCTGTATCCGATGGGCGCGTTGTCGATACTTGGGACTGCACTTATAGGCCCGTCAACACTTACTGGACACCAGCATAATAAAGTGTTGCATCGGTGCATCAATAGTGTATACTGAGAATCAGTGAGAGGCATGGTGCAGCTCACACAACGGAGTCAAACGATGACAATCAAGCCTAAAAAAGTATTTGAGCGAGAAGACGGTTACACCGAGTACGAAGTCAAAGTTGCTGGCAAGTATTACACTATTGAGAGATGGCAAGGTATGTTCTCAGTCGGAGAATGGCTCGAAGGCCGAGACAATCAATTCAAATCACTCAGCGTTGCAATCGCGGCGCTTAGAGTCTAATCAATTGAGGAGTCGGTCCTTTACTGGAGAATACCAATGTTAGATGTCTTTACAACTTCAACCTACGAAGAAATCCGCAGAGCCACAGTTGACGGTTACGTTGACTTTGATGTCCTTGATCGACAATTGTTTGAAGATATTCAGGATTACCTCACGCACCCAGATAACTCAGACGCTGCTCACAATGTTATGTATGAAGCCTTCAATCTTTGTGCTGACGCTGGAGAAATCACCACTGCTCTTATGTCATTCATGAATAGCGGTTCGCTCGACAGCGCTCAGTCTGCTCGCAAGATAATGCAAGAAGCTGTTGATAAGATGACCCGTGACATAATCCAGAAAATAGCGTGGGCTCAATAATGACAACCATAGAAAAAATTAAGTACAGCGTAGCAGGCTTTGTCCTGTTTGCGCTCTTCGCTTTTGCCAGCAACATAGAGTATCAGGACGAGCTGTGTGCTGAGCGTTATCGTTGGGAGGCCACAGGCCACGACTATGTGGGTATCCCAGCAGGAGCCGAAAACTGCGAGCCGTTCAAGCCAACCTACAGATGCGGTAACCACTGTGTCAATTGAGCTGAGGCCACACCAGAAGACCGCAGTTGACGCACTACGCGCCAGCTTGCGGTCAGGCCACAAGAGACCAGTGCTGGCAGCGCCGTGTAGTATGGGCAAGACGCATATTGCGGCATATATACTGATGAACGCTGTGGAGAAGAACAAGCACAACCCAGACTATCGGGCTGTGTTCTTCGTGGATCGCCTGAAGCTGCTTAGTCAAACTACAGATGTGTTCGACAGTCTGGGAGCCAGTTACAGTGTCATGCAAGGCGATGATCCGCGCTATGACCCGAGCAAGCCTATCCAAATTGTCAGCATCCAGACGGCTCTGCGGCGTAAAAGTTTTGGTTTTGACATTGCAGTTGTGGATGAGTGCCACACGCTTTACAAAGGCGTGACAGAGCTTATGAGGCGCTTGAACGGCATCCCGTGGATAGGCTTGTCAGCTACGCCTTATGCAAAGGGCATGTCTGCTGAAGGCTTGTACGATGACCTAATCGTCACTTGTACGCCAAGAGACTTGATTGATGGAGGCTGGCTCACGCCAACAGAATATTACGTCGGCAGGTCAGTTGACTCATCTGGCATCAAGACAAAGGCGCTCAGCACTGGCGGCAGTGACTATGATCCGAAGGCTTTAGGCGAGAAGATGCTGGATGATGACACGCTGGCTGGCGATATCGTGCAGAACTACGTCAAGCACAGCAACGGCCTCACTAGACGCGCTCTGTGCTTCGCTCCGTCCATAGCCTATAGCAAGAGCCTAGTTGAGCGTTTTAACGCTGAGATTGGCTCTGAGATCGCCGTACACGTTGATGGCTATATGGATCGTGAGCTACAGAACTACATCTTTGAGGACTTCAAGCGCGGAGACTACAAGATTCTGGTCAACTCCAAGCTGACCAACACAGGCTTTGACGATACTGGCATTGAGATCATCATTGACGCTTACAAGACGAAGAGCCGCATTGCGTGGATTCAAAGAATCGGAAGGTGCTGGAGGATACATGCTGGTAAAGAGAAGGCTACGGTGCTTGATCACGCTGGCAACCTTCAGCATTTTAACACCTTCCCGGAGGACATCATCCCGCATGAGCTGGATTCAGGTGATCGCAGATTTGACGAGAAAAAGCAGACAAAGCAGGAGGAGAAGGAGCCAATAGTCCGGCCTTGCCCAGTATGCCGTAGTGCTATGACAGGCAGGCGCTGCAAGGCTTGTGGACACGTTCTGCCTAGCGATGTGCCTGTACTCAAGGACAATGGCGAGATGCTTGTGAAGGCTGAGAAACCAGCTTCAAAACTGACTTCAGCAGCAGTCAGAAGAGAAAAGATGAGCAAAACTGGTAAGCAAGCGTGGTACAGCACACTGCTCTTATATGCTAAGCAAAAAAATTATAAACACGGTTGGGCATACTGGAAATACAAGGAGTCTATGGACTGCTCGCCTGCTGGTTTGCGGCAGGTTGTTGCGAAGGAACCGCTCAAAGAGGCGCTAAAATGGATTCAGTCCGAGAACATTCGGTACTCTCATAGGCGTTATAAGTAGCGTCAGCAGGCGGTGCGTTGGATTTCTCCCAGAAAACACCTGCAGTCAGAGCAAGCCCAATCGCTAATTCGTGGCAACTCCAGCTTGTGATCTGACCGACTGGCCCACGCTACGGGCTTTACGGCGGGTTTTGTGCGTTATGAGAAGGAGAAACGAATGTGGTATGACCAAGTATTAGATCGTCTGGACAAGGTAAGACGGCGCGGAGAAGAGAGCTGGATAGCCTGTTGCCCGGTTCACGATGACAAGAATCCCAGCATGACCGTTAGTGTAAAGGACAGAAAGCTGCTGATGTATTGCTTTGCCTGCGGCGCTAAAGGTGATAGTGTGGTAGAATCCATAGGTCTAAATGCAGGTGCGCTGTTTCAGGACAGTAAAGAATTTGACGCTGATCCGCATTATCTTCTGAAGAAAACGCAGGAAGATGATGATCTCTTCATAGCTATATATCAAAGCGCAAAGAGAAGAGGAGAGCGAATAAAATACAAAGATCACAAAGCCTACATGGAGGCAATGGCCCGTAGGCACAACAGAACAGAGGCTGGCATAGCTCAGACGATCATCCCAGAGACTAGAGAGGATTTCTTGTAGTTATGTACATCACACGATTTTACAAAGGCGATGAGTCAACAACGATCTGTCTGGAAGAGATATTCTGGGATGTGATTGATCAACTTTCAGACAAAGCTGGGATTAAATGGCAAGATTGGGTTCGAGTTGAGTTAGCAGGCAAGCCAGATAATGCAGGCAGAGCGACTTGGCTAAGAGTGCAAGTAGTTAAAACATTGCACAACGCAGCTTTGTATAAAGAATGCGAGCAGGCGGCCTAATGGAAATTGTAGTTATCGGCATAGTGATATCAGCACTGGTAGTGAAGTATGGCTAGACCTGAGAGAGTATTCACCGAGGAAGAGATAGCCGAGGTAGAAAGACTCGCACCATCATTAACCCAGCAGCAGCTTGCGGATTATTTCTGTATTAGCGTCAACACGTTAAAGGAAATCATGAAGCGTGATAAGCGCGTTTCTGATAGTTACAAGCGTGGCCTGACCAGAGCTGGCATCATTATGGTTGAGAAGCTCTACGACAAGGCGATGGAAGGTGATCATCCAAGCATGAAACTCTGGCTGTCTCAGAGGATGGGATGGACCGAAAAGAGCCGTCAGGAGATATCTGGCCCAGAGGGTAGGCCGATTGAGAAGGATTACCACGTTACCATTGAAGTGGTGAATCCGGGAGACCTAGACTGAATCTGCAGATCGCTCCAAAGTTGTTGCCAGTGCTTGAGGCTAAACAGCGCTTCATTGTGGTCTACGGCGGCAGAGGCAGCGGCAAAAGCTATGGCCTAGCATCCCTGTGTCTTCTAAAGGCGCTACGCGGCCAGAAGATCGGAGCCTTCCGAGAGTTTCAAAACTCCATTGATGACTCGGTACACAGCCTGCTGGCCTCGCAGATAGAGAGCTACGGGCTTGAGGACTTTGAGGTCCAGAACAATCAAATATTGTTCAACGGTGAACCTAGCTTTAAATTCAGAGGCTTGGCCCGCAACGTCGAGGCGGTCAAGTCGATGTTCGGCTTTAACCTGTTCTGGGTTGAAGAAGCGCAGACAATATCCTTCGACAGTCTAAAGGCTCTAACTCCTACGCTTCGGGAAGCAGGCAGTCAGATATGGCTGTCGGGTAATCCACGGTCAAGCACTGACGCATTCTCCGAGCGATTCATTAAGCCATTCGAGAAGCAGCTCAATCGGGACGGCATATATGAAGACGATATGCACCTAGTGATCCGAATGAACTACGAGGATAACCCGTGGTTTGTCAAGACTCCGCTGGAGCAAGAACGCATACACGATAGGCAGAATTTGCCCAGAGCTATGTACGAGCATATCTGGGAAGGCAAGCACCTAGACACGGTGCAGGACAGCATCATAGAGCCTGACTGGTTCGATGCCGCGATAGACGCGCACACCAAGCTGGGATGGAAGCCAGAGGGTGCTTTACTTGCTTCGCATGATCCATCGGATGAGGGCGGTGACAGCAAGGGCTACGCACTGCGCCACGGCAACGTGATTCTTGATGTGTGTGAAAAAGTAACAGGTGATTCCAACGAGGGTATGGACTGGGCGCTAGACAAGGCGGTAGCAGCTCAGGCGGACCACTTCATCTGGGACTGTGACGGTCTTGGTATAAGCCTCAAACGGCAAGTAGATCAGGCGCTGGATGGCAAGAAGATGGAGTACCATATGTTCAAGG